AAACACAATTCAGAAGACACCTTGGGCAATCAATAAGTTTGTATTGAAAGTGTTCCAGCAAATCCACGATAACGGTATTCCTGTAGGCAACCTACCACCACAAGAGGATATGCAGAAACCACCTTCACCTCTACAGTTTGACCGTGATAGTTCTACGTTGACCGATGAAGAGAAAAAGAAGTTCAAAGATTGGAAAAGAAAAGCCACTAAAATCTATGACGAGAACATCCGTATAGGTTCTAAAAGAAACCTAACAGCACGGGTAAGATTTATGGCAGAAAAATATTCTGAGTTTGAGAGTATCTTCTTTGTACATACGATGGACTTTAGAGGTAGGCTTTACCCTGCAGGTTCTTCACATCTCTCACCGCAAGGTAATGATTTATCTAAAGGACTGCTACAGTTTGCAGATGGTAAACCATTAGGTACAAACGAGGCCGCTTGTGAACTAGCAATCCACGGTGCTAACTGCTTTGGATATGACAAGGCATCGATGCAAGAGAGAGTTGATTGGGTAGTAGAAAATGAGCAACGAATATTACAGGTAGCTCATGACCCTATGGAAGACTTATGGTGGGCTAAAGAAGCTGACAGTCCTTGGTGTTTCCTAGCATTCTGTAAGGAGTGGGAAGGATATAATCTTTTTGGTTATGATCATGTAAACTACATACCAGTTTGTAAGGATGGTAGTTGTTCTGGCCTTCAACATTTCTCAGCCGCTTTATCTGACGGTGAAGGTGCGACACAAGTAAACCTACTACCATTAGATAAACCTGCAGATATCTATCAGACTGTGATTGATAAAGCTATCATCAGAGTTAAGGCTGATGCTGTGCGTGGGGAGAATAAAGAAATAGCACAGGCTTGGTTAGATTTTGGTATGACCAGATCGTCGAGTAAAAGATCAGTAATGACACGGGTCTATGGTTCAACGTTGTTCTCAGCAAGGTCATTTGTACAGGAATATATAGTTGATACAGACTTGAAAAGATTACAAGCTGATAGATCATATGTATCTCCTTTACTTGATAAAGAATTTGATGCGGCAATCTACCTAGCTAAGTATATCTGGGAAGCTATCAACGATACAGTTAAGGCGGCTAAGACAGGCATGGATTGGTTACAGTCTTGTGCTAGGGAGTTGGCTAAAGAAAACTTACCTATCACTTGGACTACTATCGATGGTTTACCTATCATGCAGAACTATCCTGATATGAAGAAGCGCAGAGTTAAGACCAAGTTTGGTGACAAGCTAATCTATATGACAGTACAGGAAGCTATCAAAGATAAGCTGGATAGCAGACGACAAGGTAATGGCATCAGTCCTAATTGGGTTCACGCTAATGATAGCTGTCACCTAAGAATGACAGTCAACCTATCTAAGTTCAACGGTGTCACTCACTTTGCTATGATACATGATAGCTTTGGATGTCACGCCGCTGATGTTGAGATGCTTGGTGCTTGTCTAAGAGAAACCTTCATAGAACTTTATGTAGAGAACGACCCACTACAGAAATTTAAAGATGAAGGAGAGTTGTTAATCGATAGAGAACTACCTGACCTACCACCAAAGGGTGACTTCGATGTTACACAAGTACGTCAGTCAGAGTTCTTCTTTGCATAATTCTAACCATTAACGATTAGGTTGCACTATAGCATTCTCACGAAACCGAAAGGAACTTATGGATACTGAGACACTCATAATGATGGCTGAATACTATAAGCGAAATGCGATGCCCTTGCCTGTCGATGTACAGGCGAGGCTTCATGCTCATGGTATTTCAACTACTGAATATCAACACAACTAAAGGAATAAGTATGACGAATTTTGTCACACCTAAAGGCATAGCAGTATGGCCTAAACTAAATGCACCAGACTACAAATTTAATGTAGATGGTGAGTATAAAACAACACTGAAAATAGAGGCATCTAAAAGCCAAGACCTGATCAAACAGCTTGAAGGTTTACGCGATGCTTACAGGGATGAAGAAGCTAAGAACAATCCTAAGATTGCTAAGTATGATCTAGCTCCTGTCTATGAAGAAGAAGAAGACGACCAAGGTAATCTTACTGGCTTCAATTTGTTTAAGTTTAAACAGAAAGCTAAGATTACTACACGCCGTGGTGAGATGGAGATGAAGGTTGCTTTATATGATAGCAACAAGACACCTACAGATGCCACAGTAACTGGTGGTTCTACTATTCGTGTAGCGGCAAGCGCATATACATATGCAATGCCTTCAACTAGACGTGTCGGTGTATCGCTGAGACCATCAGCTATACAGATTATCCAACTGGCTCAAGGGTCTGGCGGTGCTGAAGCTTTATCTATGTTTGATAAAGAAGATGGCTTCGTCGCAGATAACTTTGATAATAGTAGCGAGGCGGTAGCAGTATCAGATGACGCAGACTTCTAAGCGAAAGCTTGGTGGTGTCAGAAATTCTACTGTAAGACAGAACGCAATAAAGAATGGTTGGCGGTCAGGGTTAGAAGAAACCCTTGCCGCTGACTTACGTTCTAAGGGTATCGATTACCAGTATGAAGAGAACGTACTGAAGTATGAAGTACCCTCAAGGATGGCACGATACACACCAGACTTTTATATTAAAACTAAATCTGGGAAGACAATCATAGTAGAAAGCAAGGGGCAGTTCAAAGTTGCCAATAGACAATCCATGATACTGGTAAAAAATCAGCATCCAGATATCGACCTTCGCTTTGTATTCTCCAACAGCAAACAACGTATTTCTAAAACCAGCAAGACAACCTACGCCATGTGGTGTGAGAAGCACGGCTTCTTATACGCAGACCGTACAGTACCAGAGGAGTGGCTAAATGAATAAAGAAGATGTCACACATATTATTATACACTGTGCGTACACACCCAGAACTATGGACATTGGTGTCAAAGATATTGACCGCTGGCATAGAGCTAAAGGATGGCTCGGTTGTGGTTATCATCTGGTCATTAGACGCGATGGCACTGTTGAATATGGTAGACCATTATCACGTACAGGCGCACACGTCAGATCAATGAATAGGAAATCAATCGGCATCTGTTTGATTGGTGGAATGAACGCTGACAAAACTGGAGCGCAGATAAATTATACTGATGAACAATATGCATCGTTAAAGAAAACTATCGATGAACTAAAATGGGAACACTTCCCTGATGCTAAAGTTAAAGGCCACACAGATTTTGATAAGGGTAAGACCTGTCCAAATTTTGATGCTGAACTTTGGTACAATACAGGTGAGATAGTATCCACCATTTAATTAAGTTGCACTATAGCATTTTAATATTTTCCTCCCAACTGGCCTCACGCTTTTCGCGTGGGGTCTTTTTTATCTGGAGACATAATGTCACTCACAACAATTCTAATTCTAATTACAATGCTACTCTACTTTCTTGGCGGTGTTCTATTAACACGGCAAGTCAGTATGGAGCTAGAAGAAGATCAAGACTTAGCCTTACGTAGCTGGTTGTTTATCTTTTTCTTATGGCCTGTCGAGGCCGCACTCGATGTCTGGTTCACACTATTAGATGCACTAGGCAATCCCCGAAATCCTGACAACTAGGAGACTACTATGAATAAGACTACACAGATTAAAGACCACCTAAAAAAGTACGGCACAATCTCACCGTTAGAAGCTATGTCAAACTATAGCGTCTGGCGATTAGCCGCAGAGATACACAGACTACGACAACGTGGTTTGGATATCACAACCTTAATGAAACGCGCACCTAATGGAGCGAAATATGCAGAGTACCAGCTCGAACGATAGTTCATTACTTTACCATACGTCGTGTGAATGTGGCAGTAGCGATGCCCGTGCAGTTTATAGTGACGGTGGAAGCTGGTGCTTTTCTTGCCAAAAATTTTTTAAGGATGATGCCAAGATGCAAACAGAATTCGTACAATCTAAACCAACGTTCGGTCTTATTCCTACAGGTCAATCAGGTTCACTTGCTAAACGTAAGCTAACTGAAGAAACCTGTAAGAAGTATAGCTATACTATTAGTGAATACAAAGGCCAGCCTGTGCAGGTTGCTAACTATAAGAAGGACGGTGAAGTCGTAGCTCAGAAGATACGCTTCGCTGACAAGTCTTTTAAATTCTTAGGTGATGCAAAGAATGCAGGGTTGTACGGACAACATCTTTTTAAAGGTGGTGGTGCTATGCTTTGCCTAACCGAGGGTGAGCTGGACACGCTTTCACTTTCCCAAGCACAAGGTAATCGTTTTCCTGTATGTAGTTTACCGTCAGGAGCTGGCAATGCAGTCAAAGCTGTACAGAATTCTTTAGATTTTGTTGAGTCATTTGACCGTGTTGTTCTCATGTTCGACAACGATGAACACGGTAGGAAAGCAAGCCTTGATGTGGCTAAGTTATTATCACCATCTAAGGCACACATTGCTACGTTACCTGAGAAAGACGCTAGTGATATGCTAGTGAAAGGCAAGACTAAGCAGATGCTAGAGGCTATGTGGGAAGCTAAACCCTATAGACCTGATGGCATCATAGCTGGTGTGGATATGTGGGAATTAGTTTCTACACCAGACAATACCCAATCCGTACCCTACCCGTTCGATGGTCTCAATGAAAAGACTAGAGGTATAAGACGTGGTGAACTTGTAACTATTACTGCAGGTTCTGGGGTTGGGAAGTCACAGGTATGTAGAGAAATTGCATACCACTTAATTAAAAAGGAAGAGACATTAGGTTAT